CCAGCGGTGATTACACCCATCGCAGCGGCGCCGCCTAACAATCGTACCGTCAGCCAATTGATTGGTCATAACGACATACGTCTGCTGGCATGAGCAGCTAGGGCATCGGACTTGAACTGCTGGCACGTCTAACTCGGCTCATAGCATCGGACCTGAATTGCTTGCATGTATCTTCTAAATCTTGGGCAAGGACGGCAGCCGAACGCAGCAGCGTTGTAAGCGTCACCGGCTTCATGTCACGATCCGTCGCATAGCGAATGGCGTGCCTGAAGCCTTGACTGATGTTGCCGCCGCCGAGTTTGCGGGCAGCTTCAATCTCCTCGCGGCTCATGCGAATGTTCACCGTGTAGTTGCGACCGCGCTGCGTTGGTATGCGCGGGCTAGGCATTGCCCTCTAGCTCGGCAGCGATGGCGAGAAAATGAGCGCGAATGGCGTGATGTGCGGCGAACACGCCTGCATCAGCGTCGGTGTCACCTAATGGCGTGTTCATCTGCACCTGATCCGCAGCAGCTCGCAGAGCGGCGGCAATCGCGGGCAGGTAATGCCAGTCATCCGGCTTGCCGCTGGCGGCGCGGTTGAACTCCCAGAACACTTGTTGCGCGGCAGGGGAGAGGTTAGTCATCCAAGGCCTCCTCCATGTCGCGCTTTACCAAATCAGCAATGCGCTGCTGATACAGCCCGGTGTAGGTTTCGCAGGTGCGGCCATAGTGGTGATACAACCACTCCAAGTAGTCCTGCCGTTGCTGGTCAGCTATTGGGTTGTTCACTGATAAGCTCCATCAACTCAAGGACATGGGCCGCAAAGGCGGCATGGGTCATCACTGCATGGGTGCCAGGAGGGCGCCCGTAGGACGCCTCCCACCACTCCTTGAATGCAGCTTCAAGGCTGGTTTGGTTCATCAGAATGCAGACTCCTCGCTAGCAGCAGCAGCAGCACGCGGCAGGTATTCAAACCGGGTGACGTTCAGCACATGCTTAGAGCGCTTAGCGCCGCTCTCCTTATCCTGCCAGTCCTGACGGCGAATGCCGCCGGTAACCATGATGCTGTCGCCTTTTTTGCAGTTGTCGGCAATCATTTGACCGCCTTTACCCCAGACCTCTACGTCAATTGCATTGTTGATGTAGTTGCCATCTTTATCTTTGCCTTCCTGAATGCCTGCACCAAAGTTGCAAACACAAGTACCGGAATCAAAAAACTTAATTTGCGGCTCGCTAATAATGCGCACGACGCCGGAAGCATACAAACTCATGGGTTGATTGGTGTAATGGAATGGGTCTCTTCAAAGGCCAGTACATCAGGCAGGTTGTACCTGACGCGGGACTGGCCGAGTGGACATCCTAGCCTCGGGACTGTGTAATAGCTAGGTCCTTGGCCGCGTAATCGTTGAGACTTAATGCTGGACGGCTTGAGGCCCCAACGCTCGGCTAGTTGCTCAGTTGTCAGATAACTCATTCTCTTTTTCAAGCATTAGTTGCAAAAGTTGATCGTGCTGCTCTTGGCTGATCTCACCGGCTTCTAGCCGTGCCGCCATACGCGGTTGCAGGTCTTCTAGATCCTGCAGGGTTTTGGCCTTAGCGATGGCCGCCTTACCAGCGGTGAACGTCTTGCTGCTGTCTACCTTGGTGGTAGCAGGCAGCTTGACCTGCTCAGCTGGCGTGACCGTAACAGTCTCGGCTTGGTCCATTTCGTCGGTGCTGTACACACCAGACATGTCGGCAGGGAATGCCTTACGAAGCGCCAGCGCCTCAGAGCATTTGGCAATCATGGCGGCTGGCATTTTGGACCACAGCCCTTGGCCGGCGTTGTAGTCAGCAAAGCGGGCAACACCAATAAAAGGGTGTTGGCTGCCTTTGCGATGCACGATGGTCTTAGCTGCAGCGGGCGGCTTGCTGGAGAGCCATACGTCGCGCCATTCGCCTTCATCACCACACCAGTACGTCTCGCTGCCGTCTAGTTGTCCGGTGCGTTCGGCAATGGCACGCAAACCGTCAATGCCGGCCTGAATGGTCATCTTGCCGCCACGCTTGATGGCGTAAATCTGCTTGCTGAATGGGTCAAGGCCAGTGCGCTGGCACGCATAGGCGAACAGCCGCAGCTCATCATTGCTGCAGCCTGGCGCAATGGTGCTGCTAATAAGCTGCGTTTGCTCTGGGGTCCAAAGGGTGATAGCGGTTGACATCAGAACTCGATGGGTGATTGCTGGTTGGCATTAAGTGCCCAGCCGGGCAGGCTGAGCGTTTGGACTGAGGTGTCGCCGTAGCCGGGCCACATGTCAGCGGCCTTGCAGGTGGCGATCACGTCCAGTGCATTATCGCGCATGGTCCGCCCTAGTGCCATAGCGGCATGGTCCAGTTCGTAAACGGCGACCGCATACGGCGCAGTCTTTTCCACTGCGATAAACACAAACCGGCCAGCACCGTGCAAACCAGCGAGGTAATGCGCTGCCTGGACGTGGTAGGCGAAGGTCGCCACGCTACGCGCAAACGCTGCAGGGCTGGCGTCTTGGCATGTCTTCAGGTCAACGATGGTGCTGCCTTGATACCAGTCTGGGCGGCATTTGCAGCGCAGTCCTGTTGGCAGGTCATCCCACCAGAACGACTGCTCAGCCTTGCCATGAGCGAGCAGCGCTGATGCAGCAGGATGCCGTCGGACGCTATCGGCCATGCAGTTAGCGGTCAGCATGTCGCCGGCCGTTACGGCTTCGATGCCAGCAGTAGCCATCTGCTCAGCCTGTTCCTTGCCTGCTTTGGTGTTGCGTGGCCCGCAGACGCCATAGCGGGATGACAGCTCATCAGGCTCCAGCACGGCGCAATGCACCAAGCTGCCTAGCTTCATCGCTGCTGTCGGTTCAACCGGCAAGCGATGCGGGTCCAGATATCGCGCCCAATAGTGGTAAGGCGATTGCATTACCGCTTTGAGGTGACTGGCGCTGACGGCTGGGTCGGCGTGATAGTCGGCACTAGAGATGGTCATGCTTCCACCCCCTCGCGCAGTTTGCGGTGCAGCCGGCTGCTAGGGCCATAGGTTGCGTAAATCTCCGGGAATGCCAGCAGCAGGCGCTCGCGGTTGATCGGGTCAGCCTTGAGGCCGGCTTCAGCCAAGGCGGTAAAGAAGTTACCGGCATACTGCGCTGCAGTGATGAAAGTCCAGTAGCGGTCTGAGTCGGTCATAGAATTAACGCGGTGTGTTGAGGTGGGGCGGTTGGTGTGGCCGCCCCGTTTTCTTTACGCCAGTGCTAGACGGACGCGGTAACGGCTGATGTGCATGTGCTCCGCAATGCGGCGCTGCGTCCAGCCGTAGCCGCGCAGTCGCTTGGCGCGTTGCTCGGTTGACTCCGTTGCCCAGAGCAGAACCAGCAGTGGTAGCAGCAGCAAGGCGGTCAACAGGGCAATTGTGGTTGTCATGGTGTTAAAGCGGGTGGAATGGTGCCGGGATTGGGTGCGGCTCCCGGTTGGCCGCGTGGGTCAAGCCCCGGCAGGTCCCAGTCGATAGCCCGGAGAAAAGATCATGAACTCGTCATTCCAGCCCAGATCCTTCACCGTGACAGGCGCAGCGGTGTAGTAACCGATTGCAGAAACGGTGACGTGCACTTCGTCCCGGTCAACAACTGCGTAGTTGATGGGATTGCGCCAATCGGCAGGATCGGCAACCTTGGCAAAAGCAGCATCAAGCTGTGCCTCAGTAAACGGAGTACCAGTTTCCTGAAGGATCAGCATCTGAAGCGCAGCCTCCGGGCTGCCGAGTGGGGGTCTTGCCCCCTGATGCACATATCCTACACCATGTGCCGCCGTGGTCAAGCGTGGTGAGGGGAATGGATGAGGTCAGGTAACGCCCGACCCCCGAGGCGGCCGACCTGCGTCGTCGGCGGGACTATCTCCGGCCCCTGCATCCGGCTTATGGGTGATGGTCAGCCTTCGTCGCTGACAGGACTAACTCCGGGCCATGCATCCGGCTTGTGGCTGAAAACAATATACACCGTGCGCAGCGTTATCGGGGTTGATCCGGTCGCAGCGGTTACCGTTGGCCAAGCAGCAGCCAGCCCATGCGGGCGTTCCTGATCGAGATCACCGCGAAGGTGGTGCTCCGCTCCGACACTGACCCCGACGAGCTGCCAGCCAACCTCTACAGCCGCCTTTCGGAACACTTCGGCAACGACGACGACATCCTCGATCTTTGCATCGAGGCGATGCCCCTGCCGCTTGATCTCAGTGGACAAGGCGCACATTGATGAGACGCGGCTGGTCACAAGGCGCCACGCGCGCGATCAGATCCATCTGGCATGGGACTATCGCTGCGCCTACTGCGACGATCCGCTTGGGCGATCGCCCACTCTGGACCATGTCATCCCCAAGGTCCATGGCGGCCTGACCGTCCGCGAGAACCTGATCAGCTGCTGCCTTAGCTGCAACAGCCGCAAGGGCCACAAGGCGTGGCTCGACTGGTATCGCCAGCAAGAGTTCTGGTCAGCATCCCGTGAGTGGGCCATCGCCATGTGGGTGGCGGGTGAAAACTAGGGCAGGATCTTCTTCAGCAGGCAGATCACCAGCGCGCAGATCACCCAGTACATCACCGCCAGGTAGGCAATCACGGCAAGACTGCTCATCGGGCCAGCAGATGATCAAGGTACAGCTCAGCCTGCCAGAGGTCGCTTGAGTATCGGCACATGCCGTGCGCGCAGCTGCGGTAGTACAGCTCTCCGCCGCCAGCAGGTTCCAGCGTTTCGATCCAGCCGCCGTCGCGATCCATGCGGCTCACGCAAACCGGCTCACTCATGGCGGCGAATCCAGTCCTTCAGGCTGATCACATACTGACGCAGGTCTTGGGCCCGCTCGAGGTGCCACCGGTCACCCGTCGCGAAATACAGACCGTTATGCCGGTCGATCGCGTGCAGCAGATCACGGATCAACGGGCACCACGGCTCACGGGTTGGCGTCAACCATTCGCGCGGCATGGTTCACCGATCAGGCGTGAACATGGCGCAGCGTGCCGCAAATCGACCGCCAGTCTGCCGCGCTTCAGGAAACTGCAGGTTGCAGCGATTCCGCGTCGCTTCCCATTGCACGCAGTCCCAACACATCGGCACCGCCCCGGCTGGTCGGATGTTGGCGCACGCCATCTGATAGATGGACTGCGCACGCAGCATCGCATCCTGCAGCCGGATGGCGCCGGTGTCGGCTTCGAGCTGATGCTCAGGCTTGGGCCCTAACACCACACGCGCGTGCCAGGTACGGTCGGCGCGATCGCAGAAGAGAAGCAACCGGCCGCCGTAGAACGTGATCATTCCGGCTCGCCGTAGCTGGGCGCGTGATACAACCGCTCAAGCAGCATCGAGGCCGGTTCACCGTCGCCGCTCATGATGGCCCGCGCTACCGGATCCGATTGATCCGCTGCGACGAACACTTCAAGGGCGTCATGCTCCTTCACCATCACCAAGCTGGTGCGAGGGCTGCGGACCAGCATCGCGACCGCCAGCCGCTCGAGGAAGGTCAGACCTGGCAGGTGGTGGTCGTTCATTGGCTCATGGTGCCAAGCAAACGGGTTAGGTACCACTGGGCCTTCATTAAGGATTCCTTGCCTCCTTTGTGCCGTTCACGCCAGGCGTACTTCATCAAGTTCCCCTTACAAAACCCGCGGAACTCCTCAGCCGTTAGCGCCGCTTGGATCGCGTCGATGCATTCAATCTCGCCCTGCCGGTAGTGGCCGGGCTGGTTGACGGGATCAGACATTGAACTGCCTCGAGGCGGTGGCAAGCTGGTCGTTGTTGTAGTGGCCAGTGACGGCATAGCTAACTGCTGGCCGCTGACTCATGCGGAAGAACACCATCTGGCCAATCTTCAGACCGGGCCAGATCGGCAGCGATTGCAGCTGGCGCGCGTTCTTCAGCTCAAGCGTGAGCGTGCTGTCATGCCAGCCAGGATCGGCATATCCAGCGTGCAGGTTCTCATAGCCCTCCCTGGCGCGGCTCGACTTCAGAAAGAACAGGCCGGCCACATCTTCGGGCATGTTGAAGGTCTCGACCGTTTGGGCCAGTACAAACTGACCAGGCACCAACTGATAAGGATGCTCTGGCGTGTACCGGCTGATCTCGAGCGGGATCATCTGGTGGTTCTGGACCGATTCAAGCATGATCAGGTTGCCAAGCCGCAGGTCCAAGCTGGCTGGATTGATCAGGTCTGGGTCATGGCCCTGCACCATCCCTTGAGTGGCGATCAGGTCTTCGATTTCGGTGTCGGAGAGAATCATGGTTTGGTGGTAGCGCGTCTGACGCGGCTCATGGCGTCAGACTTGAACTGTTGACAGGCATCTTCAAGGTCCTGCGCCAGCACAGCGGCTGAGCGGAGCATGGTGGCCAGCTTCACCGGCTTAAGGTCGCGCTCGGTCGCGTAACGGATCGCCTGCCGAAAACCTTGGCTGATGTTGCCGCCGCCAAGTTTGCGGGCAGCTTCGATCTCCTCGCGGCTCATGCGGATGTTGACCGTGAAGTTGCGACCGCGCTGCGTTGGTATGCGCGGGCTAGGCATTGCCCCACTTGCCAAGCAAGAACTGCCGGCACACATGGATGCACTGCTGCGCGTGTTTGTCAGCCAGATGGCTCTCGGTTTCGCCAATCGCCAGCACACACGCGGCATGGAGTTCGGCGTAATCGGTGTCGCGGAAGTTGGCGCCCAGGTCCATGCTGAACTCCTCCCACAGGCCGGTATAGGTGCAGCAGGTGCGGCCACTGGCTTGGTAAAGCGCCTCGAGCATGTCGGCGCGTTGCTGATCGAGTTGAACCCGGTTCATTGGTGTGGGTGCATGGCTTGGCGGATCGTAAGCAGTTCTTCCCGGCGTGCCGAGATGTGCGGGTGACTGGGCAGCCCAGCCAGCTGGTCGAGCCGTGCATCGATCAAGGCGCACAGCCGCAGCCGTTCTTCGACCTGGCCGGCGTTGAACATGCCCGAATCGCTGATGAGCGCTTCAAGTTTGGCGCGAATGTGGTCGGTCATCGCAGGCTCGGGTTCCGCTCTGCAGCGGTCAGTGATGGGTGGTCATCGTCATCGTCTTCCCAGTCGGGCTGAAGCAGCACGCTCAGCACCTGCTGGCCTGGGTACAGCTCCATCGCGCTCAGCGCAGCGGTGGCCGCGTTCGGTGCCAGCAGCTCAACCTGATCGATCGCGAGGGTGACGCGGTAGCAGTTCATGCCACCTCCACCTCAGAGCCGGGCCAGCGAGCCTGCGCGTATTTGATCGCGTGCCGTTTCGTCTCGGCGCGGGTGATCCATGTCATCGGCTGAGAGCCGGGCTTGAACACCAGCAGCCTGAACTCGCGTGTCCGGGCCTTGGGCTTCGGGCGGCTGATGCCGTCGCCGTAGCGGCCCTGCTGCTGGTCATCCCACTGAAGGCAGACGTTATCCATCGATGGTGCGGGCGATGTGTTGCGGGTCGATCCATTCCATCTCGTCCCAGAACGGCAACCAGTCAGTGGCTGCTTTGGCCTTGGCATCCGTCAGGCTGTACGCCCAGATGCATTCGATCACGTTGGCGTCGCGGATAGTGAAGTAAAAGCGGCGCAGCTCAGGGGCGTCAGTCATGGCTTCAACCCCGGATGGCACGCAGGGTGTTGGTGGTGGGCCAGCGTGGCCTGATCGCGGCCGGCAGCGATGCCGATGCCGTAGAGCATGAACATCAGCACAAGCAGGCCGACGCGATTCCAGAAGCGGTTGGTGATCATGATGCGAGCGCCCGGCGGACGCGGTAGCGGGTGAGGTTGAGGCGATCTGCGATCTGCTGCTGGGTGAGACCAGCGCGACGCAGGATGAGAACACGGCGATCGGTGGAAGCCGTCAGCCAGTCGATCAGAGCGACCAGCACTAGCAGCGGCAGGATCAGCTTCCAGATCACCAGAGCAGTGGCGGTGAACATGGCGTGGTGGGGTGGGTGAAGAGCCCCGGAGGGCTCAGACGACGGCAACCAGGCGGTCCTTGCCCATGCGCTTCTCCCAAGTGGTGCCGTCGTTGTTGGCGAATTGTGCGATCACCTGAGCCTTTGTCTCCTTGACAAAACCAACGAAGGCGTGGGTGTAACCAAAGTTCCAAATAGTCACGTCGCCGGCTTGAAGCTGACCGGCGGGTTTGCCTTTGCAGCGGCCGACGGACTGGATCTGAACGGTGGCGGTGGTCATGGTTGGCGGGGTGGGTAGTGGCCTCGTCGGCCGTGCACACAGTATGGGACACCGCCGGCAGTGCACGCTAGGGGGCTGTAACAGTTCTTAATCCGGCGAGTCGGCAAGGCCGCCTGGCGTCACCTCAGCAGCAAGCTCCACCGGCACCCGCAACACTGGCTTGTTCATGTGATCGTGGCTGTAACCGATGGCGTACCGGCTCACTGGCAGCTCGACCGTGAACCACACATGCTTGCACTGGCGGCATTGCCGTTTACGCACCGTCTGGTTCTCATACACGTTGTTGGTGATCACCGCATAGAAGCGGCCGGCACCGCATTGGGGGCATTTCATGGGCAACATGGGGCAACTGCCCCGATTCGATGGACTTCGGAAAATGGCTGCAAGTCGAGATCGCCCCTGAGAAGCTGTTCAAGCTGGAAGGCGACTGCCGGATGCTTGAAGCCAATGGCAAAGCCGGGCAGCTTGCCGCCCAGCTCCTTAGGCAGACCTACCGCCAGCAGGAAATGCTCCAGGCGGCGGTCCATGAGATCGCACGCCTGGAGCTGATGCTGCTGCATCAGAACACGTCAGCCTGAACCACCACGCCGCCGGTAGCAGCCGCCAGGCTCTCAGCCGCAGCAGGTGCCGACTCCTCGATCGCCTTTTGCGTCTTGTAGTCGGGCTCGATCGCCATCGATACATAGGCATCGCCGCCGCTGGCAGGTTCCTTCCGCCAGCCGCTGATCCGCATCGGGATCTGATCGCGTTCGTTCGGCTTTGCATCCATCAAGTACTTAGCCATCGCATACGCCTGATCGGCCGGCACGCTGATTACGCCGTCATACATCGGATAGTTCTTGGACGGGTCGAACCGATCCTTCAGCCGCGCGCGCAGCTTTTCCTCGGTGTTTCTGAACAATGCGCCGTTTGCTTTGAAGGTCATGGGTTAGTCGTGAGTGATGGTGTTGGCCTGTTCGTAACGCTCCACCTCGGCCAATGGGTAGAGCACGCGCCCTTCGATGCGCGCATAGGCTGGCCCAGTTGCCTGCCGGCGCCACCTAAGCAGCGTCTGCCGGTGAACTTGCCATCGTGCAGCCAACTGCACATCAGTCAAAAAATCAGAAGAGTTCATCAGTCACCACCTCCACGGGTTCGGGCTCAGGCTGAGCGATCGCAGCGTTCAACTGATCCAGGCTGGTCTTCGGCAATTCAGGCTTGACCGTCACCGGCTCAATGTCAACTACTTCCTCCTGCGTCTGGATGCCGACCAACAACTCAGGGATGTAAAGCCGCCCCCAGAAAGCCGCGGCCCTGTACCTGATCATCAGATCCGGCATGGTCTGCCACTTGCTGCCTGATTTCGTTGCCCATCCTTCCTTCTTGGCCATCGCCATCGTGACGGTTGGCCCGCGCAAATCTTTGCCACTGGCCAGCTCGGTGGCGACACAGGTGCAGGCCAAAGAGTCGCCCTGACCTGTCACCTCATACTGCAGCGGGCTGAAGCGGCCGCAGCCGTTGATCAGGCCGATGATGAACTGGCTGCTCCACGATGGGCGCCCATGGATGATGTGCAGGTTCTGCATCACCTGGAAGGGTGACATCCGCATCCGGTTCGCAATCTCAAGCGCAACCAGGCAATTGGCGAACCCTTGCTGTCCTTGAAATTGCGGCGGGATCAACGTGCTGCTAGCCAATGCCTTGGCGATCCGTTGAGCGTCCTCGAAGGCTTGAATGCCCGAGAACACCGAACCTGCTGGCTGGGTGGTGATCGCTGTGGATTCGGTCATGATCAGTAGGTTTCGATTTCAGTGGGTGGTTGCATCGTCGATCCATCCGGCCGCGGCAGCATCCATGGCGGCAGGCTGATCGGCTCGATCTGGTCGCTGTAACCAGGCCAGACGTTGCCAGCCTTGCAAGTGGCAAGCACATCCAGATCGCGGGCAGCAGTCTCGGCGCCGATCGTCACCATTACCGGCGACGCGGCATAAACCGCCACGCAATAGGGCGGACGCTTTTCAACGCAGATAAACAAGAACTGATCAGGTCGGTGGCCGGTTGCGTGCTCGATGCCGTCCAGATACCAGCTGGCTTGGACGTGATACCGATAAGCGCCGATCGACTTGCGGAATCCTTCGGGGCTGGCGTCCTCGGTCGTCTTCAGGTCAACGATCAGGTTGCCGTCATTAGTCAGCCAGTCGGGGCGGCACTTGCAAGCCAGACCCGTCGCCTGATCCGTCCACATGTGGGTGGTCTCCGCCTTGCCCTGCCAATGAAGGAGTGCCGCCGCTGCTGGATGCGACCACACAGCCTCAGCCATGCGACTGATCTGCGCGCGATCGTCTGCCGCGATCAGCTCACGGCCGCCAGCCTCAGCCTCGAACTCTGCCCAGGCTTCTTTGCCCGCCTTGGTGCGGCGATCGACCTGCGGCGCTGTGATGTAGCGCTTCTGAAACTGATCTTGCTCGAGCACCAGCGTGTGGAGGGCGGTGCCGATCCGCATCGCGGCGGTCGGCTCTGGCACCTCCCGCTTTGGGTCGAGATAGCGCGCCCAGTAGTGCAGCGGGCTGCGGGCCACCAGGTCGAGGTGCGACTTGCTGACCGCTGGGTGGGCGTGATAGGTGGCGTTGTCCATGGCGTGACGCAACAAGCCACATCGTATAGCATCAGCACACACGCGGCAACAGCTTGAATCTCCGCCCCTACCAACACCAGGCCATCTCAGACCTTCGCCTCGCTTATCGCAGCGGGACGCGCTCTGCTCTTCTGGTCCTTCCGACCGGCGGTGGTAAAACTGTAATATTCAGTTACGTCACCGAGAATGCTGTAGCGCGCGGCGGCAAGGTCTTGGTCCTTGTTCATCGCCGTGAACTGATCCACCAAACCTCGGCGCAGCTCCGCGACCTTGGCGTTCAGCACGGTGTCATCAGCGCTGGGTTCCCCGCGACTGACGCGCCTGTACAGGTCGCATCAGTACAGACCATCGTGCGCCGGTTGCACAAACAAAACTGGCAGCCGACTCTGATCATCATTGATGAAGCGCATCACGCGGTCGCCGGATCGTGGAAGAAAATCCTCGACCACTTCTCTGGCGCCTCACTCCTGGGCGTAACCGCCACGCCAATGCGTCTTGATGGCCGCGGCCTTGGTGACTGGTTTCAAAACATGATCCTTGGCCCATCGGTATCGTCTCTTGTTGCGATGCGATACCTGGCGCCAGTCCGTTGTTACACACTCCCAAAAAAGCTCGACTGGAAATCAATCAAGAAAAGCGGCGGTGAGTTTGTCGCTTCAGACGCCGCCGACCTACTCGAAGAGGGCGAGTTCAACGGTGATGCCGTTAAGGAATATATCAAGCACTGCCCCGGCAAGCCGGCAATCGTCTTCTGCTGCACCATCGCGCATAGCCAGCTTATCGCCGATCTGTTTACCAAAGCGGGCTATCGCGCTGCGCATCTCTCCGGCGACACCGATCCAGTTACACGCAAACAACTCATTGATGATCTTGGTAACGGCAACCTTGATGTCCTCACCAACTGCATGGTGATCTCAGAAGGCACCGACATCCCTGTTGTCACCGCCGCAATACTGTTGCGACCTACCACGTCAACAGCCCTTTACTTGCAGCAAGTTGGTCGTGCGCTTCGCCCCGCGCCTGGTAAAGACAAGGCCATCATCATCGACTGCGTTGGCAACATCTTGCGTCACGGCCTCCCTGACGCTGATCGCGAATACAGCCTCGATGACAAGCCAAAATCCGAAGCCGCGCCACTCGTTAAAGAGTGCCCAGTCTGCTTTGCGGCTCTACCCATTACCGCAACCATCTGCCCTTCCTGCGGGCATGTTTTTACGCCGGCAGCTCAAGAATCCAAACCAAAACCGATATCTGTCTCATTGGTCGAGATTAAAAAATCGCAAGCAGCAGAGCAGCGCAACAAACGCCGCCGTATCGCATCCGCACGCACGCGAGAAGAACTCGAAGCGATTGCCAAGGACTACGGCTATAAGCCTGGCTGGGTTCATGTGATGCTCAAGCAGCGCGAACCCATGCGCCGCGCTGCTTCTCAAACAAAAGGTCTCAACTGGACCG